AACCCACGGAAGATAAGCGACCTGTGCCTACACGAATTTCTACCCGATTCCATGGAACTCTCCGGGACGCCACCCATCAGAACACCGCACTTGCTGCGGCTATTGACGCAGGTCACGGGGTCCTCAGCCTCCCGTGCGGGTTCGGGAAGACCACCGTTTCATTAGCCATCGCGTGTAAACTCGGGTACCGAACCATGATCATCGTACACAAGGAATTCCTCGCGAATCAGTGGGAAGAACGGATCAAACAGTTTTGTCCGGGTGCGACCATCGGTCGTGTACAACAAAACAAGAAAGAGGTTGAATGTGATTTCGTGATAGCCATGCTACAGTCCCTGTCCCTTAAGGAATACTCGTTTGGGGATTTCGATAGTGTGGGTACAGTCATAGTAGACGAAGCACACCACATATGCGCAAAGGTGTTTAGTCAATCTCTGTTTAAGATATGTCCCAATCACATATTCGGTTTGTCGGCGACACCAAACAGGAAAGATGGACTCACGAAGGTGCTTCACTGGTTCATGGGCCCCACATTTTTTGCGGTAGAACGGGAAAATCAACAAGACGTGGAGGTGTTTCCCATCGAGTTTGAGTGTCCCCGTTTTAGAGACCCTCCGCCGTGTACACGATTCGGGAAGCTCTCACTCTCCACGATGATCACGGAACTCACAGAGAACCGCGACCGAAACAAGATGTTGGTCGACCTAATTAAACGCATCACGAAGGGTACGAGACAATTACTCGTGTTGAGTGACCGCCGTCAACACTGCATGATGCTTCATCAGTGTTTTCCAAAAACGTCCGGACTCTACATGGGTGGCATGAAAGAATCGGAACTCACGGAATCTAGTAAGAAAAAGATCATATTCGCGACGTTTAGTCAGGCACACGAGGGACTCGATATACCGACGCTCGACACGGTGATCCTCGCGACACCTAAATCAGATATCGTTCAGTCCATAGGTAGAATCATGCGTGAGACAAAAGGAAAGAAGAACAACCCAAACATTTACGACATCTTCGATCAGTGGTCGGTGTGTCACGCCATGTATAACAAACGTCTGCGCGTGTATAAACAGGGTGGCTTCAAAATGCCCAAGATGAAAGAAGAAGAACCAGATGACTTCGCGCGAGGGCAGTGTTTGATAAAAGTGTAGCCTAATTACAGAATACCGTGTGATTCAAATAAAAGGTCGCAACGGAAACTAAAAAAGGTGATTAGAGCGAAGAAAGCGCCAAATTAGATTATTACGGTATACACCGTCTCATCCATCAATGAACTCGGGGAATGGTCGAGGATCTCGAAAACGCTTAAATTTCTCTTTTTACCATTCGCGTGCTGTGTGAATGGTAAAAGGGTGTTTACTTTTTAATAGAATCCATAGCGGCGAGTGCAAGAACACCCGCGATAAAGAACAAGACCACATAGTTCGTTTCCGTGTCTTCCATTCGAGAACCCCTGGGTGGGGCTCTCTGAGATGGAGCACGCATCTGAGGAACGCGCACTGGCGGCTCTTCCTCGATGGGACAGTACCCTATCATTTATACTGTACGCTTACAAATTTATTTCGACGGACTTCTTCTTACGCCCGCGTTTACCCTTAGTGGTTGTAGACACCTTGACTTCTTTGACATCACTCTCATCTTCGTCACCCTCTGGAGCATCGACTATGTCAGAAATGGCGTCGTCATCGTCGTCTGGGTCAATGCTTGGAATTGGTTCCGGGGGTGTAGTAGACATGGGTGGAACCGGGGGCATCATGATGTTGCCCATCAAACTAGAGATGTCTACACCCGGTCCCTTCATTTCATAACGTTCACCGTCACCACCCGAAGAAGATGGTGGTTCGACTGCACCACGTGGAGTCGTATTCTTCACGGCATCAACCATGTTTTGTACGAGTCCTGGGTTTTGCTTGAGAATATCATTCATATTAGGCATGACCGACTTGAACATACTGTTTGTCAAGTGGAACATCATCGCAGAACCACCAAGCATCATGATGAGCTTGATTTCTGGAGCCACCGTCATCTTGGTTCTATATTTCACATAGAGCTCCTCGAAAACTTCATCGTAATCATCCACATTTTCCATGACATTCTCGGACCAACCATCGAGTTGAATCTCAAATGGGTTGTACTTTTTGTTCAAAAATTCAAGTCCCGTACAGCATGCAATCAACATACGCCTACTAAATTTTATAGACTTTTCAACATCTATACTATAGGTAATTCTCTTAACCTCTGTACGTAAATCGTCGACATTTGAATACACATTGAGTCGCTTGTTTACTGTGAAGCCGCGCTTCTCGAGACGCCCCAATTTGTTTACCAAATCCGCCTTTTCTTCGTCTATAGACTTGTATCCAGGAGAAGGTCGCTCTTCTTGTTGGATCGTGTAGTCTCCTTGCATGTACTCCTGTGGGTCTTCTTCTTGTTCATATTCACCATAGTCGACGGGGTCTTCTTGGTATGGTGGCGGCACCGACTGTTTTGTTGGGTTAGCAAACGCATCGATGTCTTCCTGAACAGCGGACTCCATCGGTGATCTACTCGGTGGTTTGTAAACCGTTGGTTTTGGAATACTCCTCGCAGAACGTGGACGGGGAACCTCGATTTCAATCTCGTCCATGATAGCCTGTTCGTTATCATCGAGTTTCATGACATTTCCCTGACTTCTGTCAAGTACTATCTCTCCGTCCATTACTCTGTACTTTGAAACTAATTCAATTTCTTTAACGCACTTTACATAAAAAATATCTAGTACATAGTAAATGAAGCTTAACCTTAATGCCACCAACCGAAACACACTCGCTGCGATTGTAATCGTGTTCTGCTTGTTGTCTGTGATGATGGCGCTGTCTCCACGATCCAGAAGTTATTACCAGCCCAGACCTATTAACCTTGAAACCGAGGGCGCCGAGACCGGTTCCATTTTCGACTTGGAACACAAGATTGAATGTGTCCCAGGATCCCCAGAATCTGCGTACTACACCAAGTCTTTGACTCCAGGTGGTATCTGTGGCGACCAAGAATTCGTCAAGAAGAGCGCTGACGCGAAGATTATCGGTGGAATAGGCGGATCTTTAATCTAGGCTTACTGTAAATGAGTAAGGTAAACATCACTCGTCCAGCTTTGCCTGATTTTGATTTTGAATATCACACTATCATGGTCGATACGATCGGCCAAGATAGCAAAAATACATTCACAGTTCATCTCACACAACCAATTGAAAACATAGTTCAAGCAAAACTTTCTGCCGCTCGAATCGATGCAGCGGGTTCGAATGTTTGTCACATTTCAGTGGATGAGTTGAACACAAATTATTCGCAAAGAACTTCCAATGTTTATGGAGGGCAGTCATCTATGACAAATCTTAACAGAGGATTTGGTACCATCATTCAGGCTGGCTCTAACCCAATAATATTTAGAGATGATTATGACGTTGACACGCAATACATGACCCCAATAAGAAAAGTGGATAGACTCACGTTCTCTCTTAGAGATGAAAATGGTGATACGATCACGAGCAGTACTGATAACTTTTTGATTTTCAAGTTTGTGTGTAAGAACAAAAATTTGCCCTTTATTGAATCAGGGCGCTAGGTAAGTGTATTTTTTACCTTTCGTTATATTATAAATGTCGACGGGGATCGTTCAACTCATAGCAGTTGGTGCCCAAGATGAACACATCATGGGTAATCCAGAGATATCATTCTTCTCATCGACATTTAAACGACATTCGAATTTTTCGCAATCCGTCGAAAAACAGACCATACAAGGAAATGTTAAAGGTAATTCCATGTCATCGGTAAAATTTGAAAAAACTGGTGATTTATTGGGATACGTGTATCTCACACTTGATGATAATAAACAGGCGCTCGACACACAAAGGTGGGACAGAATAGTTGAAAAAGCTGAAATATTGATAGGAGGGCACGTCATTGACGCGCAAGATGGTATTTTTACCGAAAAAATAGCCATCGATACGTTTGCACAAAACGTATCTAAAAGCGCAAACGGTACACACCCGGGTGTGAGCGCGCGTTCTTATTTTTATCCATTTAGATTCTTTTTTTGCGAAGGTCCTCAATGCGCTTTGCCAATCGTGGCTTTACATTATCACGATGTCGAAATGCGCATACACTGGGGACCCGATGCAGGAAACTACAACGTAGAAATGTATGCAAACTATTATTATTTAGACAACGAAGAGCGAGGAAACCTTGCATCCAGAAATCACGAAATGTTGATAACGCAAGTGCAAAAGAATATCCCATCCGGGGAATTGACGCAAGAACTCACATTTAATCACCCAGTAAAGTATCTCGCATCTTCGGACACAACAACGGAAGGTGCACTGACTTCGACTACAAACAAGGTTAAATTAAACATAAATGGATTAGATATTGGTAAATATAGGTGGGGTAAACCACATTACATAGATGTCATGAATTATTACCACACAAATTTCGTTACATCCCCAGATTTCTTTTTGTATTGTTTTTGCTTATCTACGAGCTCTCTTCAACCTACAGGTACGTTAAATTTCAGTAGACTCGATTCAGCAAAAATCGTGAGTGAAAATACACCAATCCGTGACCCGATTTATGCAGTAAATTACAACATATTACGCATACAAAACGGGATGGCAGGACTTGTTTATGCAAATTAAAATGCAATACTATATTAAATGGTTAAGAACTTACCGACGGTGGAGCGATCCACCAAAATTAGGTTTGGTAAGAACTGCACGGACGACCAGGCGGAAAATACAATTGTATTCAACGCGAGTAATGCTCAAATAGACGCGAGCATACCCGGGGCGGTGTACATGACACCTCTCCGAGAACAACCCGATTTGTTTGATACAAACGTTACGATGATGACGTATAACACGTCGACTAAAGAGCTCATGGACTCTGGTGTTACGGCATCGGACGTACTTAACTTTGATTTAGAAGACGTAACCATAAACGGGAATGTCACGTCGAATACAATGATTTTTAGAGGAGAAACCGCATTTATTACCGAATCCAGTAAAACTGGTATTTCAAATAGCGCACCCACACACACTTTAGATGTGGGTTCAAATTTATATGTAGACGACACGGGTGATACGATTTTAAACGTCACTGGTACTACGAAAACAAGTGAATTGCGTGTCACTGGAGATGCGCGCGTATCAGGAAACTTGGAAGTTACGGGTGTAGTGACTTCTATTCGCACAGAAAATGTGGTGATGGATGACGCAATCATAGAACTCGCGAACAATAACACGCTTGGAACGACAGATATGGGTGTTATCATGACAAAACCTGGAACAAATGTAGGTTTGGGTTACCGTGGACATGAAAATGAATTCATGGTCGGTTTCACACAAAGTGATGCATCTGGACTCGATTTGGTACCGGATACATCTAATTTGATACAAATGAAGGTGTATGGTGACCTTGATGTGTCTAACACACTCGATGTATCGACGCGCGCTACCGTAGGGTCAAATGTCGTTATAGATGATGATGTGGATAACGTCATATACGTCACAGGTAACACGTACACTTCTCGAGCAGTAAATGTTGGTTCTAATGTCGCGATTGATGACCTCGCTGAAGATGTCATCGTGGCTACGGGGAATGTCGCGATTTCTAGAGGGCTAGACGTAGGCTCTAATGTCGTAATTGATGATCTCGCCGAAGATGTCATCGTAGCCACTGGAAATGTGTACGTGTCCCACGCTTTGGACATTGGTTCGAATGTTATCATTGATGATTTGTCCGAAGATGTCATAGTAGCTACTGGGAATGTCTCCGTCTCCCATGCACTCGATATCGGTTCGAATGTTGTGATTGACGATTTAGCTGAAGATGTCATCGTAGCCACTGGGAATGTGTCCGTGTCCCATGCGCTTGATATCGGCTCGAATGTCGTGATAGATGACCTATCGGAAGATGTCATTTCTGCGGAAGGGAATGTATACGTGTCCCACGCACTCGATGTCGGCTCGAATGTCGTGATAGATGACCTATCGGAAGATGTCATTTCTGCGGAAGGGAATGTATACGTGTCCCATGCACTCGATGTCGGCTCGAATGTTGTGATTGACGATTTAGCTGAGAATGTGATCGTAGCCACTGGAAACACTCACACAACTCGAAAATCAACCATTGGTTCAAATGTTGTGATTGACGACTTGGCTGAGGATGTTATAGTAGCTACTGGGAACGTTTCAGTGTCTCACGCCTTAGACATTGGTTCAAATGTTGTGATTGACGACTTGGCTGAGGATGTCATCGTAGCCACTGGGAATGTGTCCGTGTCCCACGCTTTGGACATTGGTTCGAATGTCGTCATTGATGATTTGTCCGAAGATGTCATAGTAGCTACTGGGAATGTGTCCGTCTCCCATGCACTCGATATCGGTTCGAATGTTGTGATTGACGATTTAGCTGAAGATGTCATTTCTGCGGAAGGGAATGTATATGTGTCACACGCCTTAGACATTGGTTCGAACGTTGTCATCGACGATTTGGCTGAGAATGTGATCGTAGCCACTGGAAACACTCACACAACTCGAAAATCAACCATTGGTTCAAATGTCGTGATTGACGACTTGGCTGAGGATGTCATAGTAGCTACTGGTAACGTTTCGGTGTCCCATGCCTTAGACATTGGTTCAAACGTTATCATTGACGATTTAGCTGAAGATGTCATCGTAGCCACTGGGAATGTCGCAATTTCTAGAGGACTTGATGTGGGTTCGAATGTTATCATTGATGACCTATCGGAAGATGTCATCGTAGCCACTGGGAATGTGTCCGTCTCACACGCACTCGATATCGGTTCGAATATCGTGATTGACGATTTAGCTGAAGATGTCATCGTAGCCACTGGGAACGTTGCAGTTTCTAGAGGACTTGATGTGGGTTCCAATGTTGTGATCGACGATTTAGCTGAAGATGTCATCGTAGCCACTGGGAACACTCACACGACTCGAAAATCAACCATTGGTTCAAATGTGACCATAGACACACTCGCGTCGGATAAAATTTATGTTCAAGGAAACATACACGCGTCTCGTAAACTCACAGTGGGTCCAAATGTTTTCATCGACACACTTCAATCAAATGTCGTGTCTGTCACCGGTGGTATGTATGCATCGGAACACATACACGTGGGTTCAAACGTGTTGATAAATGAATTCAGTGAAGACGTGATAGTAGCCACCGGTAATGTCTCCGTGTCCCGCGCTTTGGATATTGGTTCGAATGTTATCATTGATGATTTGTCCGAAGATGTTATCGTAGCCACCGGGAATGTATCGGTGTCTCACGCATTGGACATCGGTTCGAATGTCGTCATCGACGATTTAGCCGAAAATGTTATCGTAGCCACTGGGAACGTTGCAGTTTCTAGAAGTGTTGACGTGGGATCAAATGTCACCATAGATGATTTAGCCGAAGATGTCATCGTAGCCACTGGTAACGTTTCTGTATCACATGCATTGGACATTGGTTCAAACGTCGTTATCGATGATTTAGCCGAAGATGTCATCGTAGCCACTGGGAATGTGTCTGTGTCACACGCTTTGGACATTGGTTCAAATGTTATCATCGACGATTTAGCTGAAGATGTCATCGTAGCCACTGGAAACGTTTCGGTGTCTCACGCATTGGACATTGGTTCGAATGTCGTCATAGACGATTTGGCTGAAGATGTCATCGTAGCCACTGGGAACGTTTCTGTATCCCATGCATTGGACATTGGTTCAAATGTCGTCATAGACGATTTGGCTGAAGATGTCATCGTAGCCACTGGTAATGTCGCAGTTTCTAGAGGACTCGATGTAGGTTCTAACGTTGTTATTGACGATTTGTCCGAAGATGTCATAGTAGCTACTGGGAATGTGTCCGTGTCCCACGCCTTGGACATTGGTTCAAACGTTATCATTGATGATTTGTCGGATGATGTGATCGTAGCCACTGGGAATGTATCGGTTTCCAGAGGACTCGACGTGGGTTCGAATGTCATCATCGATGATTTGTCTGAAGATGTCATCGTAGCCACTGGGAATGTATCGGTTTCTAGAGGACTCGATGTGGGTTCGAATGTCATCATCGATGATTTGTCCGAAGATGTCATAGTAGCTATTGGGAATGTGTACGTGTCCCACGCTTTGGACATTGGTTCGAATATCGTCATTAATGATTTGGCCACCGATGCTATAGATGTCACCGGAAATATCCGCGTATCTGACACACTCACGAGCGAAGATGTCACATCTAACACTGTACATGCAAACACATACTACGGAGACGGCGGCATTCTTTCTAATGTCACACTTCAAGTTGTGAGCGATAAGGGAAATACAACGTCCAATACAATTCAATTTACAAACCCAACGATGGCATTCGCGACGGATCTCACATCGAATGTTGGTGTAAATTTGGGACAACTCAATGATATTGAAATTGCGGGTGCATCAGACTCACAAATCATCGCATACGACACAGCAAGTAGTACTTGGGTAAATGATTATTTAGACCACACAGTCGTACGTGTAAAAAATACAAATGGATCACCCATGTCAAAAGGTGATATTGTTCATGCGATTGGATCAACGGGTAATGATATATTCAACGTGCGTTTGGCAGACGCTTCAGACCCGAATCGTATGCCTGCTATCGGTATTTTACAGAATGATTTGGCGATAAATGAACAAGGT